AATCTTCGCAGACTACCTTCACGGTTGTTTCATCTCCAACACCGTCTGGGTCAGGAATAGTGAAATCAAAGGAAGTAGTACCTCCTTTAGAGTCTAGAAAGTCTACAATATCATCTATTTCTTGTGTAGGGCGATTATTGAAAGATAAATTGAAGTTTTGGTTAAGCGTATTTATACCCTCTTTTAATCTTTGTTCATATCCATCCCCAAAAGAAACTTTTAGTACTCTTGGTTTTGTTTTCTTCGAGAAATTTCTATCTGGAGTTACAAAGCCAGAGGCTCCTCCTACATTAATACCAATTGTCATTATGCTGCTCCATAAGGGCTAAGAATACCGCCTGGCCGCTTCTGGCGTTGTAGCTCATCTTGTACGGCGCCAGCAATAAGTTTACCCATATTGGCCCCCATTTGCCCATTACTATTAGACTCTGATTGTGAGTTACCTTGCCCGTCCATAGACACGTTCACAGTAACATTGTTATTTTGTCCCATACCGGAGCCCATATTCACTGGAATAGCTTTGCCATCTGGAAGAGGTACTACGGCTTCGTTCATTTTACCTTCGCCGACAAGTCCGAGAGTGGGACGTTTTACGATACCTCCGTTGGCATACCCAGTAACCCCTCCAGGCATAATACCCCCAGCAGCGGCCCCGAAGATGCCTGCAAATAGACCGCCTAAGCCTCCGCCTCCGCCTCCAAATAGTCCACCTAGTAAATCTGGAAGACCTTTAAAAAGTCCCATTAAGCCTTCTCCGAAACTTCCAAAAAGATTTCCCATTTTCCCTAAGAAACCTCCCTCAGCATTCTTATCGAATACAGCTCCGAAATCGTTAATAAACTGGCTAAATATTCCTCCAGAACGACCGCTGCCAGAAGCTCCTACAGTTACTGTCCCTGCTGCTTTACCCTTAAGTTCCTCAGTACTAACAGTGGTAGTTTTCTTTCTACCCAATATTTTTTCCCAGAAACCTTTTTTATCTGCGGAAGGCGATACAGCTGAAGTCAGATTAGGTGTAGTGCCTGCAGCAGGCGGTGCCGTTATATCCGTAGCTGAAGAAGAAGCTGTAGTGGTTTTAACACCAAATACTTCTGCAATATGATTACCTGCAGCTACTATACTGTCGAACATTCTTTGGGGCAAAGTTACATTCTCAAAAACTTCTTTGATTTTTTCATCTACAGTTTTTCCTCTTGGTTTAATAAGATTAATAATACTAGTAGTCATTTGTTTTGCTAAAGTATCCGCTACGTTAGTAAGAACCCCTTTAGTTATATTAAGGGCAAAATCCTTGAAACTTTTCTCTGTACCCTTTATAAGGGCAGCTATTCCCGACTGAAGGTTACTTTCAAAAGCCTGAAAAGCATTATCTGCTAGTTCTTTCATAGCCACTGATTGTCTTTGTATAATATCTAACTCTACTGTTTTTAATGCAATGGACTGTTCTAAAGTACCAAGTTGATTTTTTCTAGTAGTATCTATTGCTAGCTCAGAATCTAGTATTTGTTTCTTTCCTGCTTCATCTGCTGCTTGGTACTCTAAAAGTTTACCAGAATCATTAAGTACTGCCCTTATCAAGTTTTTTATTTTATTTTGGTCGGACACTATTTGAGACTTTTTATTAGAAATATCTTTTTCTAAACCGAGTTGTTCTTTTTGTAGGTTAGTAGCTCCTAATAAACCTCTTGTGTACTTTACATTTAAGGAATTTAAGGTGCTTGCGAGTTTTGTTTCCTCTCTAGTTATAGCTTGTATAGTAGGAATAGTTTCCTTTAATGTTTCTAATCTTTTTTGTTGGGCGGCATCTAGAAATGTTTGCTGTTTTTTTAAGTCTTCAAGAGATTTAAGCTCACTTTTTAGCGCCCCAAGAACTCTTTGTGATTCCGTGTCTGGATAAAAACTATTGAAGTAATCTGCAGTGCTTTTTTCATTAGCACTTCTCTGTCTTTCGGCGTCTTGTATAGCAGCGCCTAAACCTCTAAAAGCTTTACGAGCCGATAATAAATTATCAATAGATGCTTGAGTACCATCGAAATCTTTTATAGCTTCTAAAAAGTTTATAACTGCCGGAGTACCTGCTAAAGCAGTAAAAGATAAATCTTCTAGTTCTTTCTTTTCCTGCAGTATTCTAGTCCCAAAAGCTTTTAAAGGCCCCTCTCCTTCTGCAAGAACTTGAAAAAGATTCTGTGAAAGACTTGTTACTCTTGTAAATTCTTCCTGGGCCTTTTCAAGTTCTTGACTTAGACTCGCTGTAAAAGAAAATCCTTTAGTTAGAGTAGCCTTTTTTTGAATTTCGAGAAGTTCATTTATCCGCTCAAACAAAGGTAAAGCTTTTTCCTCTTGTTCTTCTAGATTGGCGGTTAAAGTTCTCTGGGCGTTTGCTATATCAAGAATAGTCTTTTTAGTTAGTTTTCCTTCGTCCTGAATAGCCCCAAAAAGCTCAGATTCTGGGATATTGTTTAAAACATTGGCGAAGTTCATAAGAACTCTAGAGGTCTGTTGAGTTTCTTCGTATAGAATATTCTGAACTTTTGCAAACTGAGTAATCTCTGCTGAAGCAGATTTAACTTTTTCGGATAATCTATCCGTAACAGAAATAGCTTCTTCAGTTGCCTCTTTTGTTTTGAAGAAAGAATATACTAGCCCACCCAATACTGCTATTAAAGCGACCCAAGATAAAACACTTAAAGCTGTCGCAATAAAACCTCCAAGAGCTGCGGCTCCAGTTGCTAGAGTAGCAAACATTCCTGTACCAGCTACTGCAATCCCAAAGAAAGTTATTTTTGCTTTTGCTCCTAGAATACCAAAATCAGCTGCCATTTTATCTGTACCAGCTTTATTAATAAGAATCATTTGGTCTACTGTTTTTATGAGGTCAGCCCGTATCTGAGCATTCATAGTTTTATAAACGCCTAATTGTTTAATGGCTTGTCGTTTTATAGATTGAAGTTGCTTAGTCTCCACATTCTTTTGGTCTCTCAGTCTATTTAACAGAGATCTTTTATTAATTACTGTTGTTTTTTCTATTGTCTTTATTTGTTCGGAAGCAGTATGTCTTATCTGTTTAAGTCTTTCCTTAGAGTCCATAGACATAAGAGATTTTTGTTCTAGGTCTCCTAACTTTTGAGCGGCGGTTGCTCCAAGATTTTCTGCAGACTTAGATAACCCGTTTAAAACATCTCCGAACTTACTTAAATTTGGTAGTAAGGTCTGTATTAAAGTTCCGGCAAAGGGGGTAAAGGCTAGAGCTATTAAACCTGGGAATTCTTTTAAAAGTTCTACTATAGGGCCGGCTATAACTACGGCAAATTCTTTTATTTTTAGTACTATATCATCGAAAGATTTAGCTAACTGAGCAAACTGATTAGGAGAGTTTCCTACAACATCTAAAACTCTTGAGTACTTATTTTCTACTTGACTTAAAACTTCTGCTGTTACAGCTTGGCTTCTTTGAAACTGGGTTAGTTCCCCTTGAATGTTTAAGGATCTTTTGTACTCTTCTGTGGCTGTTTTTAACCTAAGAACAATACCTAATTCATCAAGAAGTTCGGGCTCTGCTTTGGTTACACCTCTAACTAATCGATTGAAAGAATCAGTAAGGTCTCTGCCAAGTATCTGAGATACGTCTGCTGCTGCTTTACCTAATTTAGTAACTTGCTCAGCATTAAGGCCTGAAGCTAACCCTATAGAAGCTGCTTGAGCGGCGTCAGTAAAAGAGATTTGAGCGTTTGTAGCCTCAATAATATTTTGAGTAAGCTGCTTAGTAGATTGTCCCGTAGCAGAGAAATAAGCTTGTTGTCCTGCCTTTAGTTGTTCTAAACTACCAGCATCTTTCAAGAACAGGAAGGCCGCGGATACCGCGAAAACTTGAGCTGCTAGAGTAGCATAAGCGGGTACTAGACCACCTTGAATAGTCCCTGCTTGTTTACTGAAATTTTTACTCCCAGCACTCGCAGTTTGTGCAGTACCTTTTATGGCTTTTTGTGCACGACGGGAGCTTGCTGCAGCGTTATCCATACCCGCACCGAGCTTTTTAGCGCTCTTTTCTGTAAGGCGCATAGTGCCGTTGTCGTCTACAATAATACTTACTTTTACTTCTTTAGCCATTATCCTTGCACATTATGGGTGTACTGTTTTCCACCGCTTTTGGCTTTACGTTCTTCAGCCTTTCTCTTCTTTTCCATTTTTTCGTTCAATTGCTGAACTCTAAAATACTCGATTCTCGAAATAAAGAATACTACAGTCTTCTTATCTTCTATACCAAACAGGTTCAAGAAAAAATCTATGCTAGACCATTCTTTGCCCATGTAACTTCCGGACATACCTTCCCATCTATCAGGCATATAGTTAAAAATTAAAAAAGCATACTGAACGTCTTCAGGGAAAACGTCCATAGATACAGGCATTCTGGCAGGATCTGGCTCTGTTCCGAGTTGCTCGCACATAGCCAAATATTTTTCAGTGGATAATTCACCCTCTTGAGAAATACTTTTTTCTACAAGTCGGAGGCACTCTTCGACTTGTTTTTCGTAAAATTTTCAAGGTCACCTAAGGTATCTGATACCCAAGTGTCAAAAGAGCCGGAGTTCTTCATAAGAATCTCTGCCTCTTCTAAGGAGTACGGTAATTCTTGGTCTGCGTCCATGCCTTCAGTATCTACTAATAGAAGCTCTTCTAAATAAGATAACTTTAAACCTGTCCAGCCTTTAATTACAGCTTTTACATATTCAGTAAGAAACTTATCGTCATCGATAATTTCTTCTGCTTGGTGTGTTGAACGATTGAATTTCTTTGAGACACATTTCTTGCGGAGTGCAAGTAGCTCTTCTCGTGCTAGGTAACATAAATCAACAGAAAAACCCTTCATGCCCGGAAAATCAATCGAAACGGTCATGGATGGCTTCATCAAACTTTTTAAAGAAATATCGCTCATAATATAAAAATCCTAATTTAATTAAAGAAGGGGGAGTAGAACTCCCCCGTAGATTTAATAATTATACTAAAGCGACTTCGAAAAGTCAAGATTTATTTTTTTCTATTACGCCGCTGTATAGACGATAGTTGCTTCATTTTGAGAGTCAATGTTTCCACCTGATGGTTGCCCATGAAACGCAATATCAAGAGTAAGCAAATCTTCTACGTTAACAACAGGAATCTCTAAGTGAGCTGTAGGTAAAGAGAATTTTAAGGCTGGTGCAGAAGCACCACCAATATTGATATCCAGGTCAAAAACATTTCGTACTGTAGTAGTATCTGCTACTAAGTCTGCAAACAACTCTCCTGATTTACTATTAGTAATATCATTGTCTAAGTAACAAGTCAAATTTCCAGAAATTGAACGAGTTCCAGTAATATTACCTAAAGGCTTATTTACTTGACCTAATTCTTCAGGAGTAAGATAAGAAATATTATTCTCGAAGTTAATAGAGCCTCCCGTCAGAACAATATTATAAGTATCAGCTACATCCGTTCTTGATAGAGTTACTGTAGAAATACGATTACGAATAAAGTTGGTCGTAGAAGTAATTCCTGTAGTAATAGTTGGAACTGCAAGTGTAGTACCTTCATCAGAAAGCTCAGAACCAAACCCAGACCACTGAATAGTAGCAATTCCATCAATGTCAAAATCAATTGTAACTGAATTTACCGAAGCCTTTGTAATTTTATACACTTGGTTGGTTCCGCCAGTAGGTTTGAACATAAAATAAATTTCATAACCTTCTCCCATAGAAGGAATGTCACTATTCGTAAGGTCAAAGGTATTAGTAGTCGTATCTAATGAATTAGCATCACCAATAGAACCGGCAAAAACGCCAGTAGCAGTCGTGAACGAAGTAGCTCCGGTATACATAGCCCATAACGCTTCTTCTATACAACGCGCTTGATCTGGGCTTGGTGTTGTGTCTAGAGTAGGACGAGCATAGGTACTAAAACTCCATTCTACGGGTGCTAAAGAATCATTAAAAAGCAAACGTCCACGTCTTGAAGTTGCTCCTGATTCGCTTACTGTAATTTCAGAAGAATTAATTGCTTGTGAAAAGGAAAAACCATCAAGTACAGGTACTTCCCAAATATCACCAGCAAGTTTGATTGCGACTTGTACGTCTCTTGTAAATTGTAATGCCATTTTATTTCTCCAAAGAGATTACTCTCTTCCTAACCTTAGTATCGAACTTCGCAAACGATTTCGCCGACGCCTAAAGGTTCTAGTGCGCCTTCATCAGTATCTAAACTTACTATTGTAAGCTGATGTACTGATTGCGCTGTTCCGTCTTGATCTGTATAGGATAATGCTGAATTATCTTCTATTACTGTTTCTATGTCTTCAAAAAGTTTTTCTAAGCCTAATACGGCATCTTCTTGTTGAACATACACTCTCAATGTCAGAGTCATAAATCTATCTTTATAGCCACCACCCTGATACTGTCTAGTTTCTGCTCCTGCACTACAAT